TTGCAATTGATACCAGTAAAACCCTACTACGCAGGTGTTATACCGTAGATGTATCCTTGACGAGCGCGGTTGCTGATCGTCAAGTTTCCGTAGCACAATATTTGTGCATAACGTGCATCTTGGTTCGTTGGTCGCACAAACGGTGTTGGCTGGAACCAAGTGTCAGTGTGAGCAACAAGACGTAGATACTTAGTGTTAAGCATGTACATTTTGCCTTCACCTGCCAAAGTGCCGTCATAAGTTACAGGAGCGCCCTTGAACAGAAGGTTCTGGAAACCAGCATCTGCTGTCTTAGCGTCTGTGTAACGTAGTTGTGGCTGAAGCAATGCTTCATATGCCTCATACTGTGACTGTCCAGTCATAATGATCGTAGGCTGATCGTTGCCAACCGATACGTCATTGTAAGTATTTGACATTTGAGCAAGTGTTATAGCACCAGACATATTATGAACTTTTGATCTCCACCAAGAGTTATCTGAGTCTGTTGCATCAATTCCTCCGAAAGAGGAACCACCTGCGTCATTACCAAGACCTACGCAGGCTGCAAGCCCAAGCATGTCTTTACCACTGTTACCTGTACCATTGCCGAAAAGCATGGTGTTAAGGTTTTCAATAATGGTTTCTTCCGTCTGCATGATCTTTCCTTCGAGAAGGTCGATTACTTGCTCTGGTCCATTATTTTTTGCTTCTTCAATACCAGTTATTGTTACAGTTGCAGCATACTGTTTCCAGTCGAACTCAGCGGCTGTGATGCCTGTCTGAGCAGTCGTGGCTATAGTATCTGATCCTGAGTAAGAACCGGCAGTTGAGTTTGATCCATAAATTATTGGAACAACGATTTTTGCTCCGCCACTTACGCGCCGAATGGTTTGTCCATTGGTAAGCGCATAAAACAGTGGGCGAGCAGTAAACACGTTATCCGCAAGTTTAGGAACATAATTATTCAGCGTTGTGCTGAGTATTTCATCAAAGTTGGTGTTACCCGCTGCCATTTGATTTTTCTCCTATTAGTTGTTTGATAATTGTTCGTTCGCCAGCGCAAAAGCATCCCGAATTGAATTAATCGCCTTGTTAGTATTCGTTTCCTGAGTGGCTGAAGGACTTCCAACCGTAGATTCAACTACGTTTGCAGCACGTTTCTCCTCAATAATGTCAGCAGTTTTTGCTTTGCTTTGAAGATCGCCATACGTCATATGAGCGTAAGCGGCTTCAAGGTTGCCGATATTATGTTTCAAAGCGTGACTATAAAGTGCCTTCTCATCAATATCAGTATTGAATTTAGTAGACAATTCTTTCACTTCTTTTTGCATATTTTGCTGTCTGTTAGCGCGATCCTGTTCTTCAATGGATTGTTCAATTCGCCGCAAACGTACTTCTTCTGGGTCCAGATCCTCTACCAGTTCGTCCTGATCGGTGTTCTGATTGCCCATGCTAACTCCAAAGGCATCGGCTAAAGCCGAAACTGCACCTCTTGGGTCAGACTCTAATGCTTGGACGATTGCCTCTCCTTGAGCCAACCTTTCGCGTTCTGATGCCAACTCTTGCGTTTTACGAGTGTAATCCGCTTGACGTTGATATCCGTTTTGAAGTTCATCCAATGAGACTTGTTGCATTTCCCCATCAACTTTGACGGTGTATGTGTCTCCTGTTGCAGTAACTTCTTGTGAAACGTCTGGAGTGCTTTCTGCTAGTTCCTGTGTTTCGTTTTCCATGTGGAATCCCTTCGGTTGTTCCTATTATGAGACATATTTTGTCCCGTAAATTACATATTAGGTAACTCAAGCCCCATCTGGTTCTGGAGTTGCGCTAATAATTCAGGTGGTACCCCACCTGTTGCCTCGAATACCTGATCGGGAATCGGACCCGGAGCCATCTCGCCTGTAACGGCTGGTGGCTGCATGCCCGCTATTTCCTCACCGGCTGCGGCTTCACCTTCAGCGACCATAGGTTGCTGTTGGATAATAAACTTTTCTGCGTCCTCGATCCCAAACCCGTATTGCAGAACGTGTTTCACAAGTTCTGCTGGATCAACGACTACGCCTACAAGGGGTGCCATAGCATTCATTAACGAAATTGCTTGTTGTCTACGAGCAGTCTCATTTAATGGCTGTGTTGAACCTCCTTGAACAGAGAAATCGTATTCGCCAATAATGTCATCACGAGTGTAAGCGATGAAATATTCTTGGTCGTCTTTCCCTGTTACACGAATCATTTGCGCTTCAGTCATGTACTGTTGCATTAGTTGCATAACCATGCGAGCAACTTTAGAAATAATAATTTCGATAGTCGCTAATTTGTCAGCAGCACGAGCGTTGCCAGCGTCAGCAATGATGCTGGCTTCAGTAGCGGTACGCCTAGTTTCAGGCATTTGACCACGCTGATATTCTGAAACCCCACTCACTGTATTGATGTCAGCCTCAATGAGATGGGAATGATTGTACATTTCTGGAGCCAAAGGCGTTTGAGCAAGAGGAACGACTATATCTCCAAGGTTTCGGTTTTCGTCCACAACGGGTACGAAACGTCCATCTTCGTCAGATTCTAATGCCTCACGACCTTCGGGTCCAAAAGAACGCTCATGGTATAAATACTTCCGAGCGTAGCGTTTACGATGGTTCACCATCTGTGAACGTGTCTTATTCAATTCTTCCTGCAAAGATTCTATTTGTGACAGATCCCCAATCGGATAAAACGTATCTGGCACATCATAATTGCGTAACATCACATAAGGATGTCCGAACGAATAAGGCATAGGTGTCGGATCTAATAAAAAATCGTTACCTGTTTGACTAAGCACACACATGGTGCCATCTTCAATGTTGTAGTATTCAAAAATACTTACACGTTCAACAAGGTCTGAATACTGTTCACGTTCCGTGTCATTATTCCAACGGTAACGCACACCCGAATCTGCTTCTAAACCTTGACGAACACTACGTCTAAATCTTTTGTCTTTCTTAACTTCATTCAACGGACGTACAATTCTTTGCACAATCCATTTAGCGTCCTCTAAACAAGTCGCTTCAGGATCAACCAACATATCGAAAGGGCTTATCCTCTCAACAAAAGCCTGATCCTCAACTATTTCCATTCTGGAACTAGGAACACTAGCAACAATATCTTCATCAGAAGGCAAGTCACCAGCCATATCAGGATTCATGTAAGCGAAATCCTGAACTTCCTCAGCCGCAGTAACAATCTGCTCATCCATTTCTGTTTGAGTTAATGGACGTTCCTGCTCAACGAAACGCCACCCGACTTTTACCCAAGCGTGACCAAGAATAAGAAAATCTTTAACAGCACGCCTGAAAGGTTTCCTGTAATCGTGATGCCTCCACAAATAGTTAATGATCGCTTCGTTGAAAACGGCGCGATCCTCGTCACCTTCTTTGTTCGCTGTAACCGTTATTTTAGGATGGTTAACAGCAACAGAAGGAGCGATAACATTAATAGTGCTAAAAGCAAGGTTCACAGAGATACGGTCATAACTGACATTCCCTGAATAACCCGCACCTAAAGTGTCACCACCATAAGTTTTACCACGATAAAGGTCGATCATCCTACGCCACAAAGCGTCATAACCTTCTTCAACACGCCAACGATGTGTCATCTCGATACGATCTTGTATCTTGGCGAATTGTTCCGCTTTAGTTTGTCGCGCCATTAAGACGATGCCCTCTCTACTTGAATACCGGCGGCTTCTGCTTCAGCAATAACTTTCTTTTCGCGTTCACGCAAAGTCAAATGTTGCTCATCAGGAGGTAACATTGATCGTTCAGCCGCTCCAGTAATAACCTTCACCCCTAAAAGTTTCTGCCTCCACTCCCATAATTCTTCAAGTTCTTTATCAGTTTTAGGACCCTTATGGATCTCAACGTATTTTGCGAACTCTTGAAAAGAAGCGTTAGGAGGTAAAACAGCCACTACCGAGGTGCTGGCTGATGTGCAGGCTCTACTTTTCCTTTGTGACCATGCTGGTTAAAAGGTGTTTCGCGTGCAGCCTGTTCATTGCTTGTTTGCCTTGAACCGCCTTCATCGCTTCTTAAAGTAGCCTTTTGCGAACCAGTCTCAGTAGGAGGACCAAACTCAAGAACATTAGTGTTCAAGTTAGGTTGCGCTCCCATACCAGAGGCATTGTATTGTCTGTTACTCATAAAGGACTCTCCATTCAATAGTTGTGTCCTAAACAAATGCTCAAGGTGTCCCACGAACATTGTTGAAACCAATAGTATCAGTAACCGGAGCGTTCTTAGGGATTTGCCTAACCCACCAATCAAACGTCCAACTGTCATCAACTTCCTGCACATACTCAGGTATAAACGCATACTTGCGCATCTGATTAGCCAAAGCAAGCGCCATAACACGGTCATCATGCGGGGAACCAGACATAGAACCCCTGTCATTACGAGTGAAAGTTCTCAACTCCTGCAACGTAAACTCGTCATGCAACACTAATTCTTCGTTCTTTAACGCCATGCTAAGATCATCAATCATCAAAGGCTTAGATGTACGCGTGGTTCTCCACCCAAACTCCTGAGACATCTTATTAGTCTCATTGTTCAACGAACGCCTACGAAAAAGATTAGGGTACCCCAACTGCCTTAACTGTGTGATCGTAGTTAAACCATGGTTATTAGACTCAACGCAACACAAAGCGTTCCCATACCAGATACCAATATTGTAAACCTCATGCGCCAACTCATCAGGTGGTATACGCCCATGCCAAACCGCTACCTGCTCCCCATTCTTAGCATCAACAACCTGAACGCAAGAATAATCGCCGTGACCTAAACCTTCAGCAGTGTCAACACCCAACGTGTAACCACTCCAACGCTCAGGAGGACTCCAAATAGTTAAACTCATGTTCTAAACTCTAAAACCCTCGGTTGAAGTTCGTGTAAATAACCTGTCTCACCGCGTCTAATATGCTTAGACATAGCATCCAAAACGTCAAGATCAAAGACAGGGTTACCAGAACGAACAAATGCTTCTTCGGGACTGGTCGGATACTCTTGTGCGAGTTGCCACGGCAACATCGACTGTTTCTTCGATTCATACCAAGACTCATCTCTGTCCTCTGAAGCAGACCACGGAAAAAACATAGCATCAAAACGGTTATTGCCAGTTACAGCACCAGTCCAAAGATGATGAAAGAAATTCCCAGACCCATTAGCAGTAGACAACCCGATAATCCGACCCCCAACATCAGCAACGGGTTCGATAGAAGCCCATGCTTCCTCAGGGTTAGGAAGGAACGCCCATTCGTCAACCACAACCAACGAAGCCGACTCACCACGAGCAGGGTCGGATGCTGAAGGCATCGAAGTAATCTGTGAACCATTAGAAAAAACCATCCTTTGCTGGTGTTCAACCTGCTGAGTGGGACCACGCTCCAACATCCAATCAGGTAAATGCTTAAACCCATATTTGGTTTTACGCAACAACAAAACCGCTTCACGCTCTGTACGCGACAAATCAATAATGTTCTGATCTTCCTTAAAGAAAGCGAGCCAAAACTGGTGAGCGGCTATAAGAGTCGTCCACCCAATCTGCCGAGCCTTTAAGGTGAGACTGTAACGGTTGGCACCCCACCGCTGTAAGGCTTGCTCTTGTGCGTCCCGTAAATCAAAAAGGATACGACCATGAGCAGGATGAGCGATATGCCAATACTTACGTAAGAAATACGACTCATCTTTCTGGCACTTTCTCCACTCTGCTTCTTGCTTTAACTCTGATACACGCGCCATAAATTATCCGGGATGGTTGGTTAAAAACTGTTCATACTTCTCTGGCGAATCCAACACTATCGTAGTGTAAGAATACTTAGCATTATCGTCACCCTTCCCAAGAGTAACAGCAATCGCCCCTATCAAAGTACCAACAGCAACAATCAAACCCGTAATAGCCGCTATAAGTTTAATTGTTTTGTTCATCTAACCAAACCACTCTCGTAACATCCGCGCTAACACCCCAACCACTAACGATGTAGACAATATAAGGCACACCATTATCGCCGCAGCCAGATAATCGTCCAAATCCCGACTCCTCTTTAACCGCACGATTCGCACTCCTCAGGGTTCTCCAACCCACAAGCCAGTTCTTCATCATCATCCAATCCATCAAGAACTTCCCAAGCCTCAACAGAAAAACCACCCGCGCTCACTTACGCTTCTTGGAATGCGTTACCTTCTTACCAGTACGGCGAGCAGCAGCCTTAGCAGCAGTGCGCCCCTTCTTGGTATACGAATAGTGTTTACTTCCCACTCTCGGCATTATGTACCATCCTCAAATTAATCACCTCAGCCTCTAAAGCCTCAGCAAGTTCCTCATCTGAATAGCCCGCAACGTCCCGCTCATCATCCACAACAACTTTCCGCTTAGGAGTGAACTTATCAATATACTGCAAATACAAAGAAGCAGCCTTCACATCGCCATCGGAAGCCCTCTGCCAGAGCGAATCTATAACGCTCTGCACCCTTTCAGGGTTGATGTTCAGTTCCGCTGCACGTTTATCCCATTCTTT